GAAATAGAAATTGCTGTTGAAAAATATTTTGAAAATGAGGTGCCAGAACTGAATGGCTAATTATAGACCAGCACCAGATGTTAAAAAAATCGCTGATAAATTAATTGACAAATATCATGGAAATTTAAGAGAGGCAAAAATAGTATATTTATTTCGAGATAAACCAATAAAGTCAAAAGGAAAAATTCAGTTAGGGAAAGCAACAAAAGTATCCGGGAAGTATAATGCTGTAACTGGAGCAGATTTCCTAATTGAAATAGCTGAGCCACAATTTTGGGATATGGAGCAAGAGAAACAAAAGGCTCTAATTGATCATGAATTAAGTCACTGCTTTATTGATATTGAGGGGAATAGATCAATATTAAATCATGATTTTGAAGGGTTTAATTCAGTACTTAAAAGGCATGGATTCTGGCATAATGATCTACAGCTGATGCAAAAGAATTTAAAGCAAATGAAACTGCCATTTAATTCAGTTGATGATAAAAAGCCAGAGCTTAAAGTGGTAAGCAGTAATTAATTATGTAAAATTATTTTAAGGAGAGTGAAACATACAATGACTAATAAAAATGGAGTAAGAGCAACAGATATCAAAAAGGCTTTATCTCAATATCACAGCGATTCATATAAATCGACAATTTTCTTTGAAGTTAAAACAGGTCCAACTTATTTTAACTCAGATTTACTTATCATGGATGGACTGGCCATAAAAAAATCGTGGAAGAATCCAAAACTAACTGGTTATGAAATAAAAGTTTCTAGATCTGACTTTTTAAGAGATGAAAAATGGCGAGGATACCTTGACTATTGCCATAAGTTTTATTTTGTTTGTCCTAAAGGTTTAATTTCCAGAGATGAAATCGAGGCTCTAGATGAAAACGTTGGGCTAATATATTATCACGAAGATTATAATAACTGCAGATTACACACTATGAAAGCTCCAGTATATAGAAATATTGGTTTTCCTCCTAAGGAGCTGCTGTATTATATATTACTTTCAAAAGTGGATAGAGATAAAGATCCTTTTTATGATAGCCAGGCTGATTATTTTAGAGAGTTAGTTGATAAAAAAGAAAATAATCAAAGTTTAGGCTATGCTGTTAGAGGCAAAATAGGAGATGTCATTGTAGAACAAGAAAAAGAGAACAATAAATTGCAGAAAAAATTAGAGAGATATGAGGGTAAAGAGGAAATTTTAAGTCAGGTAATTTCATATCTAACTCAAAAAGGGGTTCTAACAGGTTGGGATAATATTCTTCGTGAGGATTGGAAAGAGAAACTGGATGATGTTCTGGGATCTAATTTGGCTTCTCATGAAAAATACAAAATAAAGAACGCGATAGATTCGGTTGAAAAGCTAAAGAAAATTCTCTAGTAGGAGGTAGATGATTTTGAATATTGAGGAGATCAAGAATTGTAGATATTGGAAATTAGTTCACTCTGTAATCAAAAAAGTAGAAAACTCAAATATTGAAGAAAATGACAAACAGAAAATATACCAGGATTTATATCAGCTTGAAGATATAAACAAAAACTTATTAGATGCAGCAGAATTAGTTATCTCGTCTAATATGCCAGCAACTAATGCTGGCGAAGAGATAATGGCCTTGGACAGATTATATGATGCTACTAAAGAAGCTAAAGGGATTGATAAATAATGTCTAAACATGAAGTTATTTTCAAAAAAGATGGAGAAATCAAAAAAGATATAATAGAAGCTAGAAATCAGTCAGCAGCGGTTGAAAAATGTAAAGTAAAACATAATACTACTCATATTATTGGAGTACGAAAACCTAAAATTGACTATAGAAAAATTACTAATAAGTTTTTTGGGAGAATGATATAAATGCTGAACCGAATTGTACTAATTGGCCGGTTGACCAGAGATCCTGAACTACGCTATACCAGCAATGGTACTCCAGTCTGCAACTTTACACTGGCAGTAGAAAGAAACTATACCAATCGGGACGGAGAAAAAGATGTGGATTTCATTGATATTGTAACCTGGAGAGCTCTGGCAGAGAATTGCGCCCGGCATCTTGGAAAGGGAAGACTTGTTGGGATAGATGGATCATTGCAGATTCGCAAAAGTGAAAATAATAATAGAACATATATTAATCCAGAAGTTAATGCAGATAATGTCAGGTTTTTAGACTGGAGTAACAATAATCAAAATGCTGCAGCAAGTTATTAAATTTGAGGTGATTTGATATGGGACACGCTAAAAAGATTGGTCCTTCAAGAAGTAAATCAGATATGAATAGTTTTTATAATGACTATATAGCGTGTTTTGATTTAGATTTTAGTTGGAATGAACAGCAGCTAAATAGAGTGAAAGTATATTGGGAAGCTGGTTATCATATAGCAGATATAGCTGAAAAAGTAGACAGAATTATTGATGAAGTAGCTATTTTAATTATTGATTTATCTAGAAAAGGAGAAATAGAGGAAAGATCAGGAGGTGTCTTTGGTGACAAATGTAATTAGAGAAAGTTTTGGAGTTTTAGTTATTGATGGAATAATAATGCATTCACCGGCAACTATAGATACAGATAGGCCGGGTGAGTTTAAAATATTATATACACCAGGGGATGATAAAGTTGAATGGTTGGAGGCATCTGAGCGAAAAGCAAATTAAAAATATTTCAACAGACAAAAGCAATCAAATTAAGATTAATAATATCCCGCTTGAAGAAGAAGAACAGAAAAAACTAGCGGAGTATTTAAATTATAAATTTTCAGTTCTTGATTGGTGTCATGTACCTAATGAAGGCCAGCATAAGGTCCAGTACTATGTTAAACAAAAGAAGTTGGGAGTTAAATCAGGTGTACCTGATGTTCTGATATTTAGGGCACCTAAGCAGTATAATGGCATAGCAATTGAATTAAAGAGAATTAAAGGTGGTAAGGTTAGTAAAACTCAAAAAGAATGGTTAGCAAGACTTAAAGCAAATGGCTGGCTAACAAAAGTAGCCAGGGGAGCAGATGATGCTATTGAATTCTTAGAAGAATTGGAGGCTTAATCATGACAGTAGGGGAGCAAATAGAAAAGCGGCAGCCACAAATATATAATTTTTTAATTGATTGTTTTGATTTAAACTTTAGAAGAACTAAAAGAGTTGAGCCAGTAAATTTTACAGAAGATGATCCACTATTTAATTACTTTAAAGATATGATGGAAAAGCCGAGGGGAGTGAAACTCTAATGGAGCCAGAAATTAAAGAAAGGATAGAAGAACAGCTTAAGAATTATCCTTTTTTAAAATCTAAAATAAAAATTACAACAAATAAAATAGCACATCAAGAAGATTATGCAGCTCAAGCTATTGATTATTCTAAAATACCAGGGGGAAAGACTAACAGCGTCTATTCTGATGTTGAAGAGTTTGTACAAAATAAATTAGATAAACATCCAGAATTAATTGAATTGATCATGAGAAAAGAAAGAATAGATGCTGCTCTTGAGTGTTTAACATACAAAGAAAAGCGATTAGTAAGATATAAATACTTTGAGGATATGACTGATAATGAAGTCAGTGATAAAATGAGGGAACTAGAGTTGCAGACATTTAGTATCAGAAATGATTCGACTATTAGAGATTATTCAAGCACTACAATTCAGCGTATGAAGAAAAAAGTGCTGGAAAAGCTACAAAAAGTAGGGTTATGAGAAAAATGAGCAACAATCGGGCAATAAACGGGCAACTTTCGGGCAACATTTCATTAGATTATGTGATATTCTATTATTGTGGAAATAAATATAAACTTTGTTTTGTTTATTTTCCTCCTTTATTGGAGCCCTGGCCTTGCACCTCCAGGGCTTTTATTATTTTGAGGGGAGAGGGAGATTATAGAGGGTGTGGGGTGTGCTGCTAAGGTATTTATTTTCATGAAAGATATAGGAGGATAACATGTTTGTAAAATGTGACTCATGTAATAAAAAATTTGAATTTAAGAATCCTAAAAAAAGAAAACTAACTGATCAGATTTCAGAAGTATACTTTGAATGTCCTAATTGTGGGGAAAAGTTTCACTCTTATTATGAGAATGAGAAAGTTAGAAAGCTAATTGGAAAAAATAAGGAATTACAAAATAAGTTAAAAGCAGATATTACCCAGGCTAAATATGAAAGTTTGATGAAAAAAGTAAAATACAATAAGAGAAAAATAGGGAAAGAGCAGAAGAGAATAAAGAATAATTTAAAAGGTGATTAGATGAAAATCATCAGAGGAGATAAGAATTGCAGCAGATGTGAAAATGATTATTTTTCAGATGGAGCAACTGAAATAATGAAAAACAATAATTTATGTATTGAATGTGTTATGGAATATCACCGCTATATGTTTGGTGCAATGTACAATAATCAAGAATTTTTAAGTATTGAAGATTGGAAGTAATTTTAAAAGGGGGTGTTGTCAGTGAAAAAATTAAGATGTATCGGATTGAAAAATGATGGTAGTAGATGTACCAGAAAAAAAGAATTTGAAAATGATGAAGCTCCAAGAGAATGGAGGTGCTGGCAGCATCCTGAAGAAAAAAATAATAACTTAAGTTTAACTGAAAAACAGAAAGCTTTTGCTGATGAATATATTATTTCTATGAATGCAACTGATGCAGCTATTAAAGCTGGTTACAGTAAAAATAGCGCTTATGCTATCGGAAATCAAAACTTGAATAAACTTGAGATTAAAAATTATATAGAAAAGAGACTCAAAGAAAAAGAAGCGGCCAGAATTGCAACCCAAGATGAAGTTTTAGAATACTTAACAGAAGTAATGCGAGGGGAAATTGAAGAAGAAACAGTTGTTACTGAAAATACTGGGGATTATCAAAGTCAGGCCAGAGTTGTGAAAAAGAAAGTTGGCCCTAAAGATAGGAATAAAGCAGCTGAATTACTTGGTAAAAGATATTCTCTCTTCAAGGACAATATAGATATTGAACTTAATGGTGGAGTTCAAATAATAGATGATATAGAGTGATTTTATGAAGAATAGAGTAAGATTAAGCGATCATGTTATACCGAAATTCAGAGATTTTTGGAAAGCTACTAAAAAGGATAAATATTTATATTATGTTCTTAAAGGTGGTCGCTCTTCAGCAAAATCATCACATATAGCTATTAATAGACTTATGGCTACAATTAAAAATCCAGTAAATGGGTTAGCTGTTAGGAAGCATGCAAAATATATAAGAGAATCAATTTTTACAGAATTCAAATGGGCAGCAAGATTGTTAGATGTTGATCAATATTTTAAATTTCAGGTTAGTCCTATGCAGGTAATATATTTGCCTCGAGGTAATAAAATATTATTTGCAGGTGCTGATGATCCAACTAGAATTAAATCACTTGCTACTGAAGAATATCCATATACATGGCTCTGGATTGAAGAATTGGCTGAATTTAAAACAGAAGATGAGGTAGGAACCATAGAGGACTCTATAGTCAGAGAAGAGACAGGCTTTGATTATAAAGTCTTTTATTCTTATAATCCACCAAAAAGAAAAACTAACTGGTGCAATAAGAGATTTAACAGTGTGACTTTGCCTGATTTATATTACGTTCATCATTCAGATTATAGAGATAATCCTTATATAGCAAGACAAACTCTGCAAAAGATTGATATTTTAAAAGAAGAAAATGAACGAAAGTATAGACATACATGGTTGGGAGAACCTATAGGGTCTGGAGTTGTGCCTTTTAATAATTTGAAGTTTAGGAAAATAACTGATAAAGAAATAAATAGATTTGATAATATTCGACCTGGGATTGACTGGGGCTATGGAGCTGATCCATTTTCTTATGTTAGGTGGCATTATGATTCAACCAGAAGAATATTATACGCAATAGATGAGATATACCAGGTTAAATTAAGCAATAGAGAAGCGGCAAAAAGAATTAAGAATA